ACATCTTTTATAGTTTCTTTTTTATCTAATACTCTATTAAAAATAGTTACAATTAGATATGTATAACAATATATACACTCTTTAAAGTGAATAATCTCTTCTTTACGTATGTTATGATATATCTCTGTATTTAAATTATGAATTGTCTTTTTATACACAAATAATACAGCATCTGTTGGTGTAATTTTCAAATATGTATCTCTATTACTTGGTAGTCTACTTATAAACTCAATATAATAATATATTGACTTTTGTGTATGGTGATAAGATAAAATACTATTTTTTGAATATAAAAGAAGTATAGTATATACGTGTTCTATCATTGTAAGACCCTTGAAAAAAACATACAATAGATAATTTATATTTTCTATATTGACATCTTTAAAAAAAATATCAATATATTCATTCACTAAACAAATATATTTTTCAAATAATTCTATGGTATCATGAATCGATAATAATGAAAAACTTTCGTTATAATTTTCTATCTTAGATATATCATAAATATTACTCATATATATATATATATGTATTTTGTATTATAAGTATTTAAAGATATAAAAAGAAAGAAATATATAAATGAGTGATAATGAAAAAGGATTAAACTATAGATTACCTAGTAATTTATCTTTACAACATAGTTCTAGACTTGCCATTATTGAAGATAAACCTATTATGTTAGATTATTGGCCCGACTCTTGTGATAATAATGTTTTAATTGGTGTGAAAGAAGGTGGTGAAAAGCTTTTAGTAAAGAGTGAAGAAGAGTATACTAGTCCTATTATAAAAATTTACAAAGTAGAAAATGAATATATTATTATGACTGAAAACTCGATTTATTTAGTTTCTAACAATATTTCTACCAAGAGAATTTCTTAAAGGATACGTTGTAATTCTTCTTTTTGTTCAGTTGTGATTTCTCTAGGAAACTCAATTATAAAATTTATAATTAAATTTCCGTATATATTATTTCTACATATACCAAGGTTTTTAATTTTTTGTTGATAATTCGGATATATGACTTGTGTATAATTATTAATACGAAAAATCTTTCCATTAATATGCTCAAGAACAAACTCAAATCCACATAAACTCTCTTTTAATGTAATTTGTTTATTATAAATAAGGTCTAGACCTTTACGTATAAAAGGTGTATTATTATTAATTTTTATAATGACCTTTACATCTCCTTGAGTTGAGTTCTCATAAATATGACCTTTATTCTTAAGTAAGATGATTTCTCTATCATCAATTCCTGCAGGAATTGTAATGTATATTATTTCCTCTTCTTTTGTTTTCGTGTTATTTCTTACAATATCTCTCTCTATTTTTACTGGATACTGTAGGTCTTCAAATATGTCTTTAATGTCTATCTCAATTACATTTGTAATTGTCTCAGGTTTTGTTACTGAAACACCATTTACAAACATTTGAAAAAAATCGTTCTTCTTAAATATTTCTTTAAAAAATATATTATTTTTATTATTAAAAACATTAAAAATATCCTCCATTTCGTTTATATTTGACGCTCTGATATTACTATTTTCCATATCATACTTTTTTCTAGTATTTTCATCTGATAATATATCGTATGCAATAGATATATCTTTAAATTTATCAACATCACCACCTTTATCTGGATGGTTTTTTAAAGATAATTTTCTATATGCTTTCTTTATTTCTTCTTGTGTAGCATCTTTTTTAATTCCTAATATATCATAATAACATTTCATAATTATATTACTAATTATTACTTAATATTTATATAACTTTACAAACAAACTATATAAATATTATTAAATTATATCTATTAATGAATATTATGTATAAATATATTCCTAAAAGAATTAATGATTTACTTATTGATGAAGATGTAAAACGATTATTATATAAATTACTCTCTATCAATGATATACGAATTATACTCTATGGTAACGATTACTATGATAAACAAACTATTATAAATTGTATATTAAACGATTATTATGGCGAACATAAACAAAAGGTTTTTACTATAAATACTATAAAAGAACAAGGAATAAACCAATTCAGAAATGAAATTAAAACATTCTGTGAAACAACTACTATTGACAAAATAAGAAAAATTATTATCGTTGAAAATATAGATTTACTCACTTTACAAACACAACAAATTATTCGTAATATTATTGATAGATATAATAATATTCACTTGATTTCATCTTGTTCTAATATAAACAAAGTAATTGAAAATATTATTTCTAAATGTATTCCTATTCATATTAATAAAATAAATAAAAATGATATATATAATTATATTGATAATATAAGTAAAAAAGAAAATATTAATCTAAATAATGATAGTATAGAGACACTCATTACTTTATCAAATTATGATATGGAACAATTACATCGTAATATTGAAAAAATTCTAATTATAAAAGATGAGAATACTGAATTTTCAAGTGAATGTATCAAGAAATTATGTAGCACTATTAGTCATTCATTGTTTAAAGAGTTTACTCGTCTATGGTACAACGAAAAAGACCTAGAAAAATCTTTTAATATAATAAATAAAATTTATAATTATGGTTATTCTGTAATTGATATATTGGAATACTACTTTGATTATATTAAAATTTCAACGATTATTCCAAATGAATTAAAGTTTAAGGTGATCAAGTTAATCACAAAACATATTCATATATTTCATAGTATCCATGAAGATGAAATTGAACTGCGAGTTTTATCTTTTGAATTGTGTAAACTAATCTAATCCAGCAGACTGAAAATACTTACATAAGATTATAGGAGATTGATATATTTGGTTGATAGACATTCTTGCAAACCATTGAAACTTTATACGCAAAAGAACCTCTTCTTGTGGTATAAGTATTCCATATATATTATCAGAAATATCCAAGTATGATGTTCCTAATAAATGATCAATATATATTGGTTTGTTTCTCTTTGTAGTAACTCCTAAGTATTTGCCTGGAATACAAACCATATCTCCTTTATGAACTTCTTTATAACAAAGACGATCTAGTGTTCCATCAATCTTTTGTTCATGTGTATAATCTGTAGATATTAAGTATTCTATATTTTGTATAATACGTTTTATCACTGGAGAAAATTGTTTACAACCCACCATTTTATGATTTACAAATGTATTTGTATGTTCGCTTGTAAGATTTCTTGATATACTAGTACCTATAAAACAATCTTTAGAAGCTGTATATTTATTGTAAATATCTATTAAAGGTGATAAAGCTAAAAAACTATTTGGCAATAATATACCACCATAGTTATAAATTAATTTATATAATCCAAGAGTTCTAATATATGTCTTTACTGGTTCAGGAACCTTACATAACTCTATTGTCCAATTTGGAAGAAGTTTAGAAAATGAATTGTCATCTATAATACAAACATTCAAATCATCTTTACATTGTCGTATTATACTCTGTATGGTAAGATATAAATATGGTTGATTTAAATTTGTACTATTCCTAGAACCAAAATTATGCCAATTTCTTGCATTTACTTCATGTGGCACGTGAACCCACACAATCGGTTTATCCTTCTTATATAATTTACCACTTAAACTATTCATCTCATCATTTAATAGAAATTTATTGATTAAATCATTATCATTACTCATCTCGTTTTTATTTATATACTTGTTGTAGTATTTACCAAAGAATGATAAGACAATAAAAATACTTATTAATACTGGATAAGAAACTTTCATATATATTGTATTTCTATTTTTATTTTAGTAAATAACGATAAGAATTTATGATTTTATTTTTCTCTTCTATATCTTCCATCTCTCTATATAATTTGTATGCTCTATTCATATTTTCTTTTTCTTGCATTTGTTGGTTCTGTAATAGTAATTTATTACTTTCTTCTTCTGTTGGTATATTCATATTAGAAGAACGTTCTCTCTTGTATGCTTCCAAATTAGAAGGTCCATAGTCATTTGTTATCATACCCTCATGAACAGGAATGATTGTCTCTGTATGTGCCTTTTTTAAATCTTCATACTTTAATTTAGAAAACAAACCCGATGAATACTCCACTATATCATCTTTTACAAGATTTGTTCCTGTTTGAGATAATTCACCTAAATCTAAAATATTATTCTTGATAATCATATTCTTATTACTTGTCATTTCTTTTTTCTTTATATCAAAATAATTACTAATATCTCGAGTATTTTTTATATCTATCTTAGGTGTATCTTCTTCAGAACGAAACCATTCATCATATGTTCTCTCTTCCTTATCTTTGATTTTATCAAATATCTTGTTAAATTGTTTATTAAAATGACTTGTATTCTTCACCGAATTTAATTCTTCATCATGATGTTGAATGTTCTCATAATTCATTTTCTCTTTCTCAAATTGAATATTAATATTATTATCCCGTTTTCTTGATTTAAACTCGAAAATGTAATTTAACTGCTTAAAAGCTTTAGAATAAAAAAGAAATACACTTTGATGCAATCCTGATTTATCAGGATGTAACATTAAAACTTTCTTATATGCATTTTTTAAATCCGTATTATTAAAATTATAATTCAAGTTAAAAATACGTAATATATCCTTTACATTATAGTCTCGTGAATTAAACTCTTTTAGTATTTCTTTATTCATATATGTATCAATAGAAACATTTTTCACATTATTAACTTATAAGTTTGAAAACCAATTCTTTAATTTTTCAATATCAGAACCTAGAAATGAACTCATTAATTCACCTTTTCTATAATATAGTAATGTAGGAATACTCTTTATTCTTAAATGATTACATATATCTTTATCTGAATCAAAATCTATATTTATAAATAAAACACGACGATGTTTACTATATTCATTCAAATATTCATTAAAATATGGTTGTATTCTTTTACAAGGACCACACCACGATGCAGAACATTTTATAATAATATCTTTACTCATATTTAATTTGATTGTTCTATTAAAAATTTCACGAGATTCGGGTACTTCTATAGTTTCTATCATTTATTTATAAGAGAGAATATATATATACTATATTAACGAATGATATTCTAATAATTTTTCTATTTCATCTATCTCATTTATATCTAATCCATATATATGACTTTCCCAAAAATAACGACAATAAGCCCAAATAAAATACACTTGTTCCTTTTTAGTTGAATTATACTCCATAATAATATTCTTTATCTTATTTGGCAATATATTATGAGAAGAACATGGCAATACATATGATAATAGAGTATAAGCATGAATAGCTCTGTAGTCTTCGCATACAAGATTACATTGAAAATGTGGAATATATTGATACAAATCACGTAATAAAGGAGGATACTTGAATGGATAATACCATCGATAATTTTTACAACCCTCTCTATAATAACTATGTGTCCATTCTAAACCCTCTAAATAAGATATACATATCTTCTTAATATCCTCTTTCTTACTTGTACCAAATAAAGTTTCATAATATCTTGTACGCCACCCATATTTCGTAGGATTAATATATTTTTCATAATCTCTATTTTGACTTGGCAAAAAGTTTATTTTTTTCTCTGTATCCTCATATTTCTCTCTAGGTTTATACCTCAGTAATGTTTTTGTTTCTGTAATCAACATATTCTCTTCTAACTTCTCCAGTTCTTTTACAAACAATAATACATTCTTCCATATAATACCTGAACAATTAGAAAAATGGAATTTCCTTTTATTCCTAAGAGACTTGTACGTATCTAATAAAGTTTGTATTCCGTGTGTTCTTATGTTTAAACTTGGAAAATGAGGCATAAAATCGTTTCCTAAAAAATAAGACATAAATACATAATCTTCAATAATTTGTTTCTTCTGTGAACTACTATCACTACATAAATTATTGTAAATATCATTTCCTAAAATATTTATATCTAAAAAACAAAGTTCATTCTTATCATACATATTATCTAAAATATTACTATAATCAGGATTTTCACGGAATAAATATATCTTACTACATACATAAATATGTTGTAAAGAGAGAATAATTAAATCCGCATCTAAACCATATACACATATACTATTTATATTATCCTTTTTCTCTCTTAAATAAGAAAATATTTTATGTTCTCCTTCTCCAACTTTATTACTACCTGAAACTATAATATCTATAGTAGTATATTTTGAAAAATACTCCGAAACATATACATCCAAACCTGTCATAAAATCTGTTCCTGGTGTAATACACGACGTATCAAACCCATTACTCTCATTCATCAATCTCTTCAAAAAAGATGACTTGAACCTTCTCTCACGTTGTTGATTAACTTTGGCCAATGGAGCAACACCATCTAGTGATATAAATACTCTTCTAGAAGGGTTCACTATATCTATATAATTTTGTATTTTTTTACATACAAATTTATATATTTCTATATTAGATAGTTCTTCTTCGTTTTGTTTTATTATATCATACACGATTGAATTACTATCTATATATAATTCATCTATTTCTCCTATTTTTTTTCTTTTCTTAAATATTTTTTCGTAATTGTTACTTATATGATTGAAATAACTAGGTATTCCCATTATAATATAAACACGTAATTTCTTTATACTTTTTAAATTATAACAAATTATAATATAGTTAATATTTACAATATATATAAATAATGAACAAAGAAGAAAACATAATTATGTTATTTAGTAGAAATAAAATCGAATATTATAAAGAATTATTAATAAACAGCACAAACATATACTATCATTATAACAAATTAGGTGTTATCAATAATAGTAAAATAAAAGATGTTATTTATGAAACAAATGAACTACTGAAAAAATTAAAAGATATAGAATGTATAGAAAATATAAATATTACACAACTTCAAGAAATAAATGATGATTTTTCAATTCTTTTTAAAAATTATGGAACTAAATATTTACACGACCTACTTATCATTTTATATGGTAAAAACTATAAAAGTATAATTCCTGAAAATAAAATGGATATATTTGAATTACTTGATAAATATTGTACACCTATACACTATAAAATAATAGATTGGAATGATACCATAAAACCAGTTGATGATAATGATGAACATGAAAAGAATGGTATTCTAAATGATAGTGATCTTATTAAACATTACAAAAGTTTTGAATGTTTTGATCTTTGTAGAAGAGAGAACTCATTCATCTTGAAAATGTATGGATTAAGAATGATTATACATAATCAAAAAGAAAAAAATACGTTATTTATTGATTTTATTATTGATAATCCCCTAGTCCATCTAATAACAAATCATTATATAAGTAATAAATTAGATAATATAGAGAAATATTTTAAAGAGAAAGGAGAAATAAATGTTTCTTTTGTAATTAACTCTATCACATTAAAAGAATTAATTATTTATGAACCATTCGAAATATATAAAAAAATTAAGGGTTATATATCTTATTCAAATCATACATATAAGAAAGAAATAAACACAATTATCCGTGAGTTTATGAACGATACTATATATAACAAGAGAAAAATGATATATTCATTCTTATTATCTAGAAATAAAAGTGAATATAATTATATTGCTTATCTGTTATACGATTTATTATCAAAAGACGATGAAAAAGATTATTCATTACAAGAACAATTACTTATTTTTCATTCTTTTCCACACGATATTAAAAATAAGTTCAATCTTATAATGAAAAATACTATTCAATACACAAATGAATTAATAAATACCGAACATATTAACATACCTCTTGAACAACAAATATGTTTATTAAAAACGGATGAAACGACAAAACAAAAAGCGATGTCTAAATTGAGAGAAGTTAAATGCAAATCGGAAGATGGAGCATCAAAGGCACGTCAATATTTAGAAGGTTTACTGAAAATACCTTTTGGCACGTATAAACAGGAAGAGATCTTATTAAAAATGGATACCATTAAAAAAGAATTTATAGAACTACTTGAGTCTCTTTTATACAACAATATTATTGAGAGAAAAGAACATGTGATAAAAGAAAATTACAACAATCTAGAAATACAATATATATTGAGCAGTATAATGAAAGATATAGAAAATAAAGAATTAATATACATCGATAACTACATAGAAAATGTTAGAAATGAAAATCGTCCTTGTCTTGTATTTTTATGTAAATTAATTAATAATTTTGTAAAAAAGAATGACTTAGAGTATCCACATATTTACCACTCAAACCAAAAAAAATCATATTTATATGAAAATATTAAATCGTTTATTACATCATTAAAAGGAAATAATATAATTCTTGAATCATTTTTACGTTTTTATAATATTAATATAAAAGTCCCATTTAAAAAAGTAAAGTTGTATCCAGCAATCATACAAGAAGTAAAACACTCTATATGTAAAATCAAAAATCACCAAGAGGAAATGAGTTCTTATATTTCCAATATAAGGAGAACACTAGATAATTCTATTTATGGACATGAAAAGGCAAAAAGACAATTGGAACGTGTTATAGGACAATGGATTACAGGAAAACAAACAGGCTATTGCTTTGGTTTTGAAGGTCCGCCTGGTGTTGGAAAAACATCTTTAGCAAAACATGGATTATCAAGATGTTTAAAAGACGAAAATGGTAATTGTAGGCCGTTTGGTTTCATTGCGTTAGGGGGGTCATCCAATGGTTCAACTTTACAAGGTCATAATTATACTTATCTTGGTTCCACGTGGGGACGTATTGTAGATATATTAATGGAAAGTAAATGTATGAATCCAATTATTTTTATAGACGAGTTAGATAAAGTAAGTAATACAGAAAATGGAAAAGAGATAATTGGTATATTAACACATTTGGTTGATTCTACACAAAATAATAGTTTTCAAGATAAATATTTTAATGGGATACATATTGATATATCTAAGGCACTTATTATTTTTTCATATAACGATAGAAGTAAAATAGATAGAATATTATTAGACCGAATACATGAGATAAAGTTTTCAAATCTTACGTTAAGAGAGAAGATTGTTATTGTGAATGATTATATTTTACCTGAACTTTATGATAATATTGATTTGAAAGATGCTATTGATATACCAGAAAATGTATTAGTTTACATTATCGAACATTATACAAATGAATCAGGTGTTCGTAAATTAAAAGAATTATTGTATGAAATTATAAGTGAAATAAATTTAGAAATTTTAGAGAGAAAGAGAATAGTAAATGATGCAAAAATTATCATTACACAAGAAGATGTTGATAATAAATACTTAAAAGAGTATAAGCCAATCTATAAGAAGAAAATACATTTAAATCATGAAGTTGGCATTATTAATGGATTGTGGGCAAATGCAATAGGGCAAGGAGGTATTATTCCAATACAATCAAGATTTCATCCGTCTTCTTCTTTTTTAAATCTAACTTTAACAGGAATGCAAGGTGATGTGATGAAAGAAAGTATGAATGTTGCCAAGACACTTGCGTACAATAAAACAGGAAAAGAAACAATTAATAAATTATATAAAAATCTAAAAAAAACAAATATGACGGGAATACATATTCATTGTCCTGAAGGTGCCATTCCAAAAGATGGACCTTCAGCAGGTGTTGCTATTTCTCTCTCTATATATAGTTTATTAAATAATATACCGATCAAGAATAATATTGCAATTACAGGTGAAATTAATTTACAAGGTCATATAACAATGATTGGTGGTTTAGAATTAAAAATTTTAGGAGGTATAAAAGCAGGTATCAAGGAGTTTATATATCCAAAAGAAAACGAGGTTGACTTGATAGATATATTTAATAAACATGATAAAGAACAATTCAAAGATATTATATTTCATTCTGTTTCTGATTTTGATGAATTATTAAATCTTGTTTTTATGAATGAATAAAAATATATATGAAATATATATTAAAATGGCAATGAAACTTAGTGCGGGTAATCTATTCAAGTTCTTTACACTAATAGCACCTTTTCTATTAATGTTTACCTTTACATTAATTGCTTTTATAGACTTAGAACCTCAACGTGCAATCATGTATATTGGCTTAGTAACTCTTGCTACCTCGTTAATTGGATTAATACCTATTCCTGGTGGTGATGATAAAAACAAACCATCCAATCCGCTGTGTAAATTGTGGGATATACCTTACTTGAATGAAGCAAGACCATCATTATCACTCACTTTTATTTCATTTACACTTATGTATATGCTTATGCCTATGTTGTTCTCAGGGAATTTAAATTTTCCTATATTAGTGTTATTATTGATATTATTAATCGCAGACTATGTTAGTAATACTATAGCAAGTAATTGTATAACACATACGAATGGTGCAGTAGCTATTATATTAGGTAGTATAGCATCTGCATTATTCACAAGTCTTATTTACGTGATGCCAATGAGCGAAAAATTACTATATTTTTCACGTGTACCAAGCAATAAAGTGTTTTGTTCTAGACCTAGTAAACAAAGCTTTAGATGTTCTGTATATAGAAATGGTAAATTAATACAAAATATAAATTAAAGAGATAATTATAATATTCTTTTAGAATATATGAAGATTTCATCTGTTTTTTCAATTTTTTTCTCTCTACTTTCTATTCCAACAATATCTTCATTACCACCTTTATTAGAGAATAAGAAAGAACATTGTAATATATTAAGCTTAAGTGGTGGAGGTTCTTTTGGTGCAGTAGAAGTTGGTATTCTCTCTGATTTAGTTGAAAAAAAGAAAATACCTGAACATTATGATATTATTACTGGAATATCAGTAGGAGGTTTAAATGCTGGTTTTCTCTCTTCTAAAAGTTCTCTTTCTTCAGGGTTAAAACAAATTATACCTATATATAAAAACTTAAAAACGTCGAATATTTACACTCAAAGTTACAATATATTTCGAAAATGGGGATGGTATGATACATCACCATTAAAAGAGTTTCTTACACAAGTTTTAAACTCTACTATTAAAATACCAAAAGTAAATCCTGAGAATGAACCTATTATTTTAATTGGTTCTACTAATTTAAATAAAGAGAGACTTGATATTCATCATTTTTATTATACAGACACTATCAATAAAAAAGTAGATATTCTTATGGCTACAAGTGCGATACCAATTCTTTTTCCCCCACATAAAATTAATAATGAGTATCACATCGATGGTGGAGTATTAACAAATGAAATGATTATAGAAGCATTATCATATAAAAAATGCAATTCATATGATATATATGTAATTAAAGCAAATAATAAAAAAGTAATAGATAAAAATATTTCATCGTTTACATCTTACATGAAGACATTATTCAGTGTTTTTCTAAATATATTCGATGATGAATTATCAAGAATTAATATGATGTGTATGTTTTCTTCTAAAAAAATTCACATTTTTTATCCAAACTCGACTAAATTAGATAAGTATAGTATTCTTGATTTCGATAATGGAGAAACACTTTATAATATAGGAAAGAATAACTATTATGCTAAAGATAGATATATATGTTAATTGGATTTTTCTTTCACATATCTATAACAATTATTGATTATAAGTTTCATAAGATACAATACATTTTCTCTCTTTCTCGAGTAATGGAAACTCTTTAGATTATACATTCGACCATTATAGACTCTTGAGAATTGTTTGTATGTTTGATTTAAATTATAATACAAGTATTTATTTTCATCATTAAATACTTTTTTATTTAATCTTTTATTTACATTATTATGAAAATCTATGAAAAAAGATTTTAGTTTCTCTTTTGTATCTATTTTTATATGATTTAAATTTCCAACTATATATTTTCTAGCGTGAGTGTTACAAAACTCACAAGGTAAAGTAGTGCATATTTGTTCTAATACTTTACATATTAATTGTTTGTTCATTGTATAGTATTCTGCGTCGATATGGAAACAGAATGTATGTATAAACTCCCATATTGGTTTTCCCCATATGTTAGTCATTTAAATATAAATATATAAAGATAAATATATTACTTAATTAATTAATTAATTATGAATTTAGTAATAGAAGATACATGTGATTTTAATAAAC